AGAACAAAATCCCCTTCTCGAACAAAAAGATCTTGATCTTCTGTTAATCTTCGTTTATGAAAATGAACAGTTATTTCTGACTTCTTATCGATACCGTAGCTGGTATCTGCTGTTGTTTCCAGCCCTTCCCACGCAACAAGAGCATAAACTCTGATAGGTGGTAAGAATGTTTTTTTTATGGCCTCGCCATAAATATCATGAAAGTCCGTGTGTTCCACGCTTATGGGATAATAAAGAACCTGTTGTCCGATGACCCTCTCGATGAGTTCATCGTTAACTTGCTTAACCAGGTTTCTTTCTTTTTCCCCCAAGAACATTGGGGGCGGTGGTTGAGAAGGTTGTGACCACTTCGACATTTGTTATTACCCCACAAAAATAGTTAACGGAACGTTCTGTTGCGTTTTGTTCGCTGATTCAAGCTTCGTGGCATCAATCTCTGCCAACTTAGCATATGTTAATTCGTCAAGAATTGTCTTCAACTCTTCTCTTAGTTTTTCCTGTTCCTCTTTCGCTTGCGATAAAAGCTCAGAGTGATTAAGTGTTACCGACTCGCCGGGGATGGGAACTGATCCAAACTTGCCTCGTATTTGACCAAGCATCTCCTTGCAGAGGGCCAAACAAAATCTACGAATCCACTGCTTTCCGATAGAATTAATATTAGCATATGGAATGTTGGCAAATGGAACTGTGTTCATATTATTAACACCAGTAGTACCATTATCTTTATCGGCATCGTAATCCCAGGGATCTTCAGAAACCATAAATTCAAACCAAATTTTACTTGGTCCTGCGTTCGAGATGTTTGGGAATATTCTAAGTTTATTATTTCTCAATTCATAAGAATATTGAGAAATCCTGGTATAGACAGAGTCGTCAAATGCCATCGCCTGGAGTTTATTCTGCCACGTGGGGACCAATTCAAATGTTGAATCATCACTCCACTGCCCGTAGTTATGAAGGTTCCCGACCACGCTCAAACCACCATAATACCCAAAGAATCTCCACATAACATATGGTGATTTATAATAAACTTTTTTAATTGAAATCTTTTTATTTCCAACTTTGTTATAATAAAGACTGCCCGAGTCAGTTTCTGCCGATGAACTAATAATCGTTTGAAGATCATAATCTTGAATACTCGAAGTTGTAGCAAAGCTTGCGGAATAAACTGTTCTGTTTCCACCGATGCCAGCTTCGCTAGCAGCGCCATCAGATACTCTTTTAGAATAAGCAAAAGTAAATCTAGGAAGTTTTGTGGCCACACCTGTGGGGCCAGTTTTTATTTCGCCATCATGATCAAAGGTTCCAGTTGTTGCACCAAGAACATCAGCAAGAACATTTTTTGATTGATGAATATTAACAATATAAGAATATTCTAAAACAGCCTCTTCATAGGCGGTATAGACTTGATATTCAGTTATTTCAACATCTAAAACATCACCACCAAGCTTCTTATAGACATAAGCAACCTGATCGACGGCACCGGATACAAAATCAGTTGAATCTTGTGAGCCTGGGGCTCCTGTATATATCCCGAACGGAAGTGGCTTGCTCGTTGAATTTACCCTCGAATAAGTTCCAGTTACGGGTAAAGTAATAGCGCTTGTTTGACTTGCTGGTGTTAATGTGGGAACGGCCATTCACGAGACCTCCTTTACTACACCCTAAATAGTTCTGCACAAACAAAAACCCCCACACCAAAGGTGCAGGGGTTCTTTTTAAACTACCGGGCTATTTTAGCCGAGGAAGTTCTTGATAATAACCAGTCCATAAGAATCCGGTCGAACCATCTTCTTGGCATACCGGGTCATCACGCCCTTACGGGGCACGAAGTCCTCGACACCGAAGATAGTCGGGGTTACCTGGAGAGGTACATACGGAGCATAAACATAGCCACTCTCAAGGAATGAACTACCCTTACGACCCACAAGAACAACATTTCGCGGGAAGTATGGATCAACATACACATCCCACTTCTTGCTGATAGCACCAACCTTCATGGCACCAGCTTGGCCAACCTCTACGTCTGCGGTTACAGCCGCTCGGAAACCAGCAGTGAACTCAAGGAGGTTGGCGGTCTCGGGAGAACACACGAGGAAGTTTGCACCTCCGCGCAGTGTCTTCACGTGGATGCGAGCGGACACATCATTGATTGTCTCAATGAGAGTCTCGTACCACTCGCTGACAGTACCAGTAAAGTCAGCACCCAAGAGTGACTCATTAGAGTATGTGCTAATATCATCACCAGTGCCGCGATCAACGAAACGACCCGGCCTTCGAGACCAGTAAAAGGTTGCTGCCGTGGCACCCTGAACGAGATCATTGAGGATCTCGCGGTCAATCTCAAGAGCGATTTGCTCAGAGAGAATGCTCGTAAGCTCAACCTCTGCATCCATATTATGGTAGGCGTTGAGATCTTGAGCAAGCTCCGGAGTCCATTTGGCCTTGAGCTTTTTGGTGACCGCTGTGACAGCCACACTATCGACCTTGATGTCGATTTCAGGAATATTATCAACCTTGGCGCCGTTGAAGACGTTGGTAGTGCCATCGTTTGCACCTTCAAGTCCCCAGGGGTCCGCGCCCGAAATAGAGCCTAGACCATTACCGTTTGCAAAAGCGTCCGCTCGTGGATAGATTAATTGCTGGAGCGTGGTGCCGATGTCACCATCAAACGTGTCTGACGCTTGTATAACAATGGTAACGTGATTGTTTTTTGAATTTGCAACAATATTATTGGCAGTATCACGATATCCCAGGTGTGTCAACCTGCGAACAATCTGTTGACCAGTACCAGTTGTCCCGGCGCCTGTGAATGCAGCCGCTACTCCAAGTGTAGCGTCGTCACCAACATGAATCGCAGTAAGGTTATCCTTGTTCAAAACATCCATAACGGCGTCAGGGAGACGAACAACCATCGTACTAACATAATCCGTGGTACGTGCAAGGATATCCGCATCGTACCGAATTGCTTTCTGTTGAGCATCTGTCAAAGAAGAAACCAAGACGCCTGCAGCACCAAGTGGAGCGTCAGCCGTTGTCCAACTAGAAACATCGTGCAATCGCGCCGCACCAGTTCCAATCGCCGGGTTGTTGGCGGCGCCATCGGCCAGCGAAACCGAACCGGTGGGTGACGAATATCCAGTGGCAAGATTGTAGAATCCGCCGCCGGCCTGACCATAAGATCCAACGGCATTTACAGCATCTACAGCCGGGTTAAGATCAACACCACCAGTAACTTGGCTACCCACCCGATTACCACCATAGAGCGACCCGTCCAACGCATTACCAGAACGCAATGTATTGTGTGTAAAGTCCAGGAAGAAGATAAGTCCACTAGGTAGGCTCATCGGCTGAACGGAAACAAGTTGGTTGGCAATTAGCCCACCAAAGACACGACGAACGATGGGGAACGCAACAGCTGCGAAACCCTCAACATCGCCACCAGCCATTGAGGAGGCTTCGCGAAGAAGCTCCTTGGCTTGGTTTTCGAGAAGAACGGCCATGCCGCTCCTAGCACTGTCGTTATCGAGACCCTCAAGAAGACCAGTCCTCTCCCACTTGGCGAGAAGAGCATCACCTTCACTTTGAAGATTGCGATTAACAATGCCTTCAGTTAATTTTTGAAACACTGACATTTTTTAAATCCTCCTATGATTTTTTGATTCCAGCTAAACGCTGCATCCGTGTTAAGACGTGATCAGACTGTTGTCTTTCTTCACGTCTGGCAGAAAAGACCATAGTTGATGGTCTGGAGACAACTTCGTTCAGTGATTCTGGTTTTTCTCTTTTGGAGATTGTACCATCCACCGCACTTTGAAGCGCTTCATAGATCATCTTTGCCTTCTCAATCGTTTGTGCTTTAGAAATCGTTTCGACAATTTTAGTTTTTTGTCGCTCATTCAAGGAGGGGTTCTCTAAGACACGGTTAGTATATAAAAGTCTCGCGTTGGAGACTGATACCTCATCAAGTTTATCCTTTAATTGAAGGATAATTTTTCTAAACTTTTGATTTTCTTTATTTAAACTGTCCAAACTTTCTTTAAGATCGTCTTTTTCTTTATTGGCTTCCTCAATATCTTTTTGGACTTGCTTTATAAGCTGCTCTTGT